ATCTAGAGCATCAGCAATGTTTGTAAAATGCTCTATTGTAGCTAATGAATCAGAAACTGTCATATCTCCTCCCTCGATAAGATCTTCAGGATTTGTTGTCTCCTGAATTCCAGTTTCTCCAGGAAGTTTCCATCCATTTCTTCCTGAATTTTCAGATGAATTTGGGCTCATGCCAACACCGGGAAGTCCATTAGTTGTATATATTTGTTTTTTTGGTAAATTATTTCTATAAGATATTTTCTTTATCATTTTGTCTTACCAAAATTTTTATTTGTGATAATATCAGAAAGAGAATGCCCCTTGTATGATGTTGGCTTAAATCTTTTGCCACTCTTTGATTTTAAATGCCCCATCCCAGCAACAAGATCTGCTGGCGTAAATGTTATACTTTCGCCATCGGGTCCTTTTGTTACATATAAAGGTGTGGTCGTTGAACCTCCACCTGATGCTTTTTTATCATTCATAGAAACTGTTAAAAATATTAGCAGTTTTTATATTACGCTGGTTCGCCGGGAGGTGGCCCACCGGGAGGAGGGCCTCCCATTTGAGACAGTCCTGGGAGTCCTGGGGGAGCTTCACCGGATTCTTCACCCGCCGCTGGGGCAACGTCCTCAGCAGGCTCTGGAATGGCCTTGTCGGGGTCAAGAGATAGAAGCTCCGAAAGCCTCATGTTACCAAGGATTGCTTTCTCCTTATTTATGATAGCTTCATTTATTGCCTCTTCTCTTAATCTCTTTTGCTCCTCCTCATACGAAAGACCAAGACTGCGGCAAAGTGTTTGCACGGAGATCTGTTTGCTTCCGACGTAAGTATTAATTGCGTTAATATAGTCAGATAGATCGTAAAGATTCATATGGTTGAAGTCAATAGTTGGGACTTGAAGTCTTTTTTCCCCATCAACATATTCAAAGAAATCTTGAAGCTCGCAAATTGGTGCAAAGATTTTTCTTTCCAGCCATTTCTTCAACATGTTTCTAAATATATCGTATCTTTGACGAAGAACTTCCAAACCAACAGAAGATGATGCATAGCTTGCGCCTTCTGAATCAAACAATGCCTTTGGAGCCATAAGACCATTATAGAGATTGTTCATAATAAACTCAAGATCAGTTGCTACTTCTAGTGTAGATCCGGAAAATCCGACGCGAGTTATATCTACGCCGTTATGGGTAACAATCTTGAAGTCCTTGTCATACTGAGCTTCTTCAAGAACCTGACGGAATGCTTCAAGATCTGACTGAGTTGGCTTATAATCTTCTCCACCTAGTTTCACTAAAGTAAGAGGGTTGATCATGCCATCAGCTTGTGCAAACTTTGCTTCACGAATTTTGTCAAGAAGCATTAAGTCTTTGTATACTGAAACAACTATCGATGTGCCTCTCATATCATAAGGTGCCGACAATAACTTTAGGTGTGATACATTAAAGTTATCAAGAGGAATGTTTTGATTTTTTCTAACGTAGTCTACAATGTGCGGAGGAAGTCTTGACTTCATTGCAAGATCTCCCGGGTCTGTAGAAGTTACAAGCCTTTTTAAAGTTGCATCTGGACTGAGAGCTATAATAGTTTGATCTCCAATTACAGATCTTTTTACATGAACATAATCTGGATTTAATACCGTAATTCTTTTCCAAGTTCCAGTTGATTGATCAAGCTCAGAATACGGAAAAGCTTCACCAAGCTTCCAGTACTCTAGGGCGACTCCATAAACAACAGAATACAGATCTATCTTCTCTGCCCACTCAAGAAAGAATTGCTGAACCTTCTTATTTTTGCAGGTAATGTTTATTTTGCTGATCGGATAAGACGAGTGCAAATTGATTGCATTTCTTACAATTGGGTTTGTATCATAATAAACGCGATTCCAAGCGTTCATTGTAACTCTATCTCTTGGAAGATTTAAGTTAGCAAGAAGAAATAATGGTGAAAATACTTCTGGTGCCATTCTGTCAATGCTTGTTGACGTAGTTACAGGGCCCATTGGGGATGCTATAGACCCTGTCTTTTTGAAGCTTGGACTATGCGCAACTACAGCAGATGCTTTTGAGATAGCTTTGGCATCTTCTTTGCTATTAATTGCGCTTGTAATTTCTGCTCTTCTTACTTCAGATACTTGTGAAGCGCCAAATTTGCTAATATCAGTAGGTAGTCTTTCTGTTCTTCTCATTTTCTACATCCTTCTTTTCATATGCGCCAAAACTGGAGATGGCATAGTTTGCTTATTTTCATTTATACCGGGTTTTATACTAAAACCTTTTGTTAAATCAAATTTATATGCCATATAGGCATACATTAGTGCCATAAGTCCGTCGTTTGGCGTCGGACCTTTGATATAAGTCTTTACAGGTTGCCCACCAATAGTTCTTATCGAAGACTCCATTGAAGTGCAATGATCTATTAGCCATTCTATATATTCAAAACTTTTCCATGGAAAACGAATTTTTCCTTTTCTGAGTAAATCAAATATTTCTTCAATCATAAGATCTTTATTATAAGATACTATAAGTTCGTCTTCTCTGTATTTAAGAGGTTTTAAAAGATTTCCGCTTCCCTGAGCACCAAGGAATTTGGACCCATAATGTCTTTGGAGATCATGAACAACATCCTGACCAAAGAACCAGTCTGATAGTCCTTGTTTTACGCCAAATCTCTTATACATCTCATGGATGGTTTCTTTCTTATAATCAAAGTCCTGCTTTCTTAACTTATGAGTATGTTCTACTAGAAGCGTACCGTCCAGTCCTGCTGATAGAATGACAACACAGGAATATGATTGCCCAACAGTACTATCGCTCCCGTCATCTTTTCCGCCCCAGTCTACTCCAAGATACACACTCTTATCTTTTGCGCTAATTGTTCTTGAAAAGGAACGATCAGCATCCCTACATTTTTCATAAATTTCAGCCCTAGTAATTGGTAGACCTGCACCAGAGAAAAATTCTCCAACAACTTCGTTTCTAAAAACACGCTCTGTTTGAAGAGGGTTGTTTTCTGGCATAAGATTAAGAATATTTTCTTTTGTAAAATAAGGAATATAAAGCTGATTTATGTGAAATCCAACAAGCTTGCACTCGTCAGGATCTCTGCTTGGTACCCATTTACCACGTTCTATTGCTTCAATTTTGTGCTGTTCACAGGAGCATAGTGGGCACTTTATTGTATGTCCAGATACCCATATTTCCATCCATCTTTTGTCATCAGGCAAATAGAATGGAAATGTTTCGCCGCAGCTCTTACATCCAAGATGATAATATCTTTGATCTGACATATCCCAGATCGAAGAAAAGTAGCTATTTTTTTCTTTTGGTGTTCCAAAGTAAACTTGAACACCTTGGCCAACAGGGCCGTACTTTGCGGCGGTTAAGGTCTTTGTTGCATTTCCAACTGCTTGTGAATATATATCTTGGATTTCGTCAAAGAATATGGCGTCAACTGTCATACCTCGAATTCTATCGCCATCATCGCCAACGCTATCAACCCAAAGGGTTCCTGTCTTGAATTGCTTCATTGTTAAATTATCAACAGCATTACCGCTTGATAACTTATTTTTATTTATAAAATCATTCTTTGAACTTCTTATAAATCCCTCAAGCTTATCCTGAGAAAATTTCTTTACCTGACCAAGAGCGGGAAAAGCATGAAGAACTCTTATTGGTGGATTTGAAAATAATCCACTATTTGTAAAAAAAAGGTCAATTGCAGCGGCCATCATTGTGGCACCGACCTGACGACCTTTCTTTATTACTACAGGTTTTCCGGTTTTTTGAACAGCCTGAAGTCCGATATATCTATATATATCAACCATGAACTTCCAGCCATTTCCAATAATCTTAAACTCACTTCCGTCTATTGTAAGATTATTTTCTATAAAAAACGCAGGATCAAAATCTAAAAAGGAAGTCTTTATTTGTTCAAAACTTTCTTCTTCTTTTTTCTTTAAATCACTCATAAACTACATGTTACTTATTTATAACACTGTAGGTGTAGAATGTTTGTAATAATCTGCAATATCTCCAGAAAAATCAAATGTTTCATTTGAATTTGGACTATTATAAGTTACGGCGACGGCACCTGGTGCTGTCTTCTTTATTATTTTTTCAATAAATTCCATCAGCTTATCTTCTCTGACTCCGGTAGAGTCAAGTTGCAAATCTTGATTTTGCCTGCAACGATCCATTACTTCTGGACAAAGAAGATGTTTTTCATTTTCCATCATACTTCTAATATAATCTAATATATTTTTAACAGATTTAAGCCTGATAGCTTCTTTTTCACTGCCACCACTATTGCAAATGCATTTTTTTCCAGATTTGCCACAATCACATTTTTTAGATGATTTTGATACTATTGGGGAATCTGATTTGCTTGTAACTTTCATTATTGACGCAAATCCAACGCGAGATTTCATATCATTCATTTTTTCTTCAATTGTAGCAAATTTCTCTGTACTTGAGGTCATTATAAATGGAGAGGGCGGAGCCTTTTCTTTTGCAACTTTATTTGTAAAGTCTTTAAGCCAACCAACAGTGGTTGGATAGCTTTCTTTCTCTTCAATTCTTTTTATTGGAATCATAATATTATCTCTATTTTTTAGTTAAGGAATATGGTTTATGCGAAATAATTCTTTATAAATTCAATGCCGTAATTCTTTCCGGAGTCCTTGCCCTTCTTTGAGGAGAAGGTTCCGCGATCCTTGAATATTGGGAATCCGCTATCCATAATTACTTGCATGATAGCAAGCTCTTCACGATCAGTTAGGTCGTATTTTTCCTTTAGAAAGTCGTAAACTTCCTCAAGTGGTTTTCCGCCAGAAACAACAGAGTTTATAACTATGCCTGCAATAGCTCTTTCAAAAGGAGACACGAATATTTGTAACTTTGGATGTGCTGCAACTTTCCTTATCTCTTCAGTAACACCATGATTATATGCAATCTCTATTTCTTCAGCATATTTCATTAGGTCTTCATCAAGTCCAGCTTTCTTTTTTAGTTTACCTTTTAAAGATCTGTCAAGTTTTTTGATATGTTCTTTTAACATAAGAATATCTTTCATTACGGATACTCTTATTTCTTCTAATGCAGCATCATCAAGAACGCCATCTTCGTCTTTTTTGACAGCTTGAGATATTTCTTTTCCAAAGTTAGTTAGCCATTTTACAGCTCTTTCTGCACCAACCATACTTTTACCATCGTGTTTTGGAATCTTATGAGGATATGAGTCTTTTACATGGTTCATAAAATCTTTTACTTCGCCATGTTGTTTCCATGTCTTGGATTCTTGCACTTTTTCAGGTTCTTTGAAATCATCATCAATCTCATTAACAGGTCGATCAGAGCCAGGAAGTCTCTCTGTATAAGTTTGAGATTCCATCCCAGGCATGTCATGAGTAGCGTCTTGCTGGTCGCCTTGGAAAAAATCAGCCGATAGTGACTGCTCTTCTGCAAATACTGTTATACCGACGTTTTCTGAATATGTTACTGAGGATTTTGAAAACTGAGACATTCGTGCTCCTAATCTATTAAACTAATAATACCATAAAAAATGTTTCTTGAATTATCGTCAGAGTATCGACCTATTGGGTACTCTTGATACGATTTTGAATTTCCAATATATAGGTTTGGATAAATTGGACTTCCGGAAACAAAACTATTTCCAGACATTCTCTTGTGTTCTTCCGGATTATATTTACAATCTACTGCACCCTTATTATCCATAATAAGATCTGCAAATGGGCAGGGCTCTTTTGAATCTAATGTAAGAAAAACTTGATAATTATGTTCTTTATCTTCTTTTGTTGACTTACTAGATATTTTTTTTAAAGTAAAAATTGAATCACCAATACATTTGCATGCCTCTGGTATAGGCAATCCAAATGGGCATGGTTTATATTTTCCTCTAATCATTATATTCCTAAATAATATTAATAGTAAACTAAGAAAGATACTTTTGCAATAACTTATTTTTAATTAGATATTGTGAATAAGCTCCTGTTAATGGAATAATTTTAAATAATCCAAAATCAAAAATATTTGCAATTGTTTTTTCTGGATTATACTCAAAAGACCTGTTTATTTCAAGAGTAATATATTTTACTGTTAATTTTTGGTCTAATATTATTTCTGAGTTTTCACGAACATAAGCCACTAAATCAGAATCAATAGATAGGCCTAATTGACTAGATAATCTTATGGCTCGAAATATTCTTCTTGGATCATTTTTTATTGTTATACTTGGCGAAATTGGTGTTCGTAATATTTTTGAATCAACATCTTTCATACCCATTCCTGTAGGATCAAATATTTTACCAGTCTCAATATCTTGATGCATTGAATTTACGGTAAAATCTCTTGAGAATGACTCAATAAACTCCATTTTGTCTGGAGCATTTTCCTTAACCCAGTCAATTACCCCGGGGTGTGATGATGGCGAAAATCCAGGAGAAAAATCTATATTTTTATTAAAATAAAATATACTTATATGTTTATCTTCAAATATTCTAAATATTTCATTTTTATTTAATGAAAATAAAATAGCAAGCCTTACGCACTCTAATGACATTGTTGTTATATCAATGTCTTTATCATCTGAACCTTTTTTATATCCCAAAAGAAAATCTCTTACTAATCCGCCAACGACATACGGTCTGTCTATAGAATATTTTTTACTTAATGATAATATGAGTTCAAATAACTCTTTATTATTGGCGTAGTTTTCTGCTACCATAACTATGCCCTAGGAGGTTGTACGGCTTCTGTCTGTGGTACTACAGTCTCTTCTGCGGGCGGAACAACTACATCACTCTGTATAGGCTTTGCAACTCCAGGCACGTTTTCAACTTCGTCCTTCTGGTTAGACAATTCCATTATAACCCTGTTGTTTGATAACATGCCAAGCATCTTTGTAACTCTAGTAAGAGCATAAGAATATGATTCAATTAGCTTGCTTTGAGCTTCTGCAAGCTCAGGGAACATTGATGCTATACCTACCTTATCAAGCATAATATCGAACTCTGCAAGATAGCGAATTACTCTTCTATCAGCAAGTGTTCCAGCTATTTGCTCCAATTTTTTTGAGGCATCATCTATTGAAACATCTCCGCTAAGTATTTCTTTATATTCGTCAGGATTTGGGCCAGGAAGAGGGGAGATATCTTTCATAGCCTGCCTTCCCTTCTCTGAGGCTTCCCTATCTTCTTGTTTGCGCTGTTGCTCTTCAGCGGAGGGTTCTCCTGACTCTGCAGATTCTGCGATCTGGCTTGGAGCTTGTTCTACTACGGCAGGAGGTACCTCTGCATCTAGTGATGGAGGTGAGGCCTCTTGAGAGTATTTAAACAAAACAGAAGCGCCGCCGTTAAATCCTAGCTTCTTTAGCTGAGTTGCGGCACGATAACTCATATCTGATGCTGAGGCTTGCAGCCTTATTTTTCCAACTTGAACATCAAGTTTATTTAATACTTGCGATATTTCTTCGTATTTGTCAGCATCGACATAATCTTCACTTTCTTTTAGAATTTTATCAACCCTACGAAGTGCTGTGTTAAACTTCTTTTTCCAATTTTTATAATTTATCTTTGACTCGCCTTTTTCCCTAGCATCGTTTGATTGGCGATCATGATCCAGAACGTAGTCTGAGCCTATATAATTAGAGCCTGAGGTATATGCGTCACCAGTAGCACTTAATGGCATCTGATATACTGCTTTTTTTGATATTTTTGGTGTTTCTGCGCTATACTTCAAGTGTTCTCCATGGTTATAATATTTTAACCAATTTAGAAAGTTAGTTCTTTCCTCTTCATCTTTAAAAATATTACTAGAATATTTTTTTACAGCATCAGAATATTCAATTCCTTCGCTATAAACTGATTCATAAATCTTATGGACACAGGATGCCCATGATTGAAGATTATACCCAAAGAATGGATTTTTAAAAAAATAGTTCTCAGACATTGGGTATGCAACTTTTTTCATTGGATTTTTAGAAATCATCATTGATGTTATAAAAAAATAAAAATCATTTTCAGTCTTTAGTTTTTTAACTATATCTTTATTTGCCCAAGCTTCTTT